GCCGTGATATGAGTTGGGCTGATGTACTCAAAGCAGTAATCCCCATTATCGTTATGGCGCTGGCTTGGCTGCTTGGGCAGGTTAATGACTTCTCCACCCGACTGACAAAAATCGAAGGGGCCATGCCATCCCTGGTTACCAAAGAAGGCGTACCAACAGACAGTCCTATCTCTGCCGAGCGCCGCCATGCAATGAAAGAGCAAATTTACAAAGACATCCACGACCTACAGGTTAAAGTCCGGGTGTTGGAGGAAAGTAAGAAATGAATCTAAGCCATAACTTCACCTTCGAAGAACTAACCCACACTGACCACCGTGAGTTGGACAATACGCCGACGGACAAAGAGTCGTGCATCATTGAAGGCCATGAGGTGTTTGTTGATGCCGTAGCTAACCTCTCTCGCTTAGCAGAGTTTTTGGAGCGCATTAAAGCGCTTCTTGGTGGCAGACCTATCATGGTAAATAGCGCGTTTCGTTCAGAGGCAGTCAACGCTGCCGTAGGTTCTAAGCGTACCAGCGACCATAGGCGCGGCTGCGCAGCGGATATCAGGGTGCCCAACCTTACTCCTGACCAAGTAGTACGCGCCATCATTGACAGCGACTTGGAATATCAGCAGGTGATCCGTGAGTTTGACAGGTGGACGCACGTTTCCATCCCCACTTACGAGGGTAGCCCCGCAAAGAAATCAAAACTGATCATTGACAAAAACGGCACTCGTCCATTTGTCTAAGGGGTAAACCGTGCCCCTAAAAAAGATTGCTCTCAAGCCCGGAATTAACCGAGAAGGAACCCGCTATTCGATGGAGAACGGCTGGTACGAGAGCGACAAGATTCGTTTTCGTCAAGGCATGCCAGAGAAAATTGGTGGTTGGCAACAGATATCAGCGGCTACTTTCATTGGGACTTGTCGGTCTCTTTGGACGTGGGTAACGCTTAATTCTGTAAGACTAACTGGTGTTGGTACTAACGCTAAGTTCTATATTTCAGGCGGTGGGCAGTACTTCGACGAAACACCATACGAGACAATTAACCTACTAGGTTCTAATCCCTTTGCGACGGATACTGGAACTAACCAGACCGTTAACGACGTAGCGTACACAACTGTTACCGTTACTGATGCAGCAAATAGCGCTAGGCTAGGTAACTACGTTGATCTGTACAACGCGCCTACCGTCAATGGTGTGGTGCTTACGGGTAGTTTTTTAATAACTTTTGTTGGTGTCGGTTCTTACACAATCTTAGTTCCCGGTGCAGCTACTACTTCTAGTACAGGCGGAGGCACGGGGGTGTATGCTTTTTATGAGATTGATACCGGCCCTGAATACGCTATCCCCCTAACTGGCTGGGGTGCGGGTGCTTGGGGCTCTGGTACTTGGGGCGTAGGCACTACTGGGATTGACCCCGTGCGTTTGTGGAGCCAATACAACTTTGGCGAAGATCTGATTTTGGGCCCTCGCGGGGGTGGTATCTACTACTGGGATGCCACTACAGGCTACCGTCCTTCTACGGTTACGGTCACTATTGCAAGTCCAGCGGTGGCAACGTTTGCAGTTTCTTTACCTAATGATACTGCTGTGCAGCTTGTGACTACAGGCAAACTACCTACAGGGTTAGTCCCCGGCACGGTGTATTACGTAATCAACGCATCGACTAATACTTGCAATTTAGCAGCTACGCCGGGCGGCGCGGCAATCGTCACTTCGGGTACGCAGTCGGGAATACACTACTTATCATCTCGTGGTATCCATGTAGCTGATCTTGCTAACGCTACTGATGTACCCATCCGTCAGAACTTAATTTTTGTTTCTGATATCAATCGTTTTGTGTTTGCTCTGGGGTGCACTGAGTACGGATCGACAACGTTTAACCCCATGCTTATTCGCTGGGCTGACCAAGAATCGGTAACTGACTGGGCTCCAACAGCTACAAACCAAGCGGGCTTTTTGCAGCTTTCTCATGGGTCGCAGATTGTTACTACGCTTCAATCTCGTCAAGAGACTCTGGTGTGGACAGACTCATCACTTTACTCCTTACAGTACGTGGGCGCTCCTGTGGTGTGGAAGGCTGACATTGTTGGTGACAACATTTCTATCGCTGGGCAGAACGCAGCCTCTTACGCTAACGGCGTGTCTTACTGGATGGGCGTAGACAAGTTCTACAAATACGATGGACGTACCCAGACTTTGCGCTGCGACTTGCGACAGTACATCTTTGGCGATATCAACACCGCACAGTTTGACCAAGTGTGTTCCGGCACAAACGAGGGTTTTAACGAGGTCTGGTGGTTCTATTGCTCAAAGAACTCGACACAAGTTGACCGCTATGTAATTTACAACTATCTTGAAGACATATGGTATTACGGCAATCTAGGGCGTACAGCTTGGTTAGACTCGGGCTTAATAAACACCCCGCTTGCTGCTACGTACTCAAACAACTTAGTCAACCATGAGGTGGGCTATGACGACAGGACTGCCGATACTCCGTTGCCGATAACGGCGTTTATCACATCTGCCGAGTTTGACCTTGAAGACGGCGACCAATTTATGTTTATCCGTCGCATTTTGCCGGACGTGACGTTTAGGGGTTCTACAGTAGAAAGCCCATCTATTACCATGACGCTGTACCCGCTAGCAAACTCAGGTTCTGGATACAGTGACCCTGCTTCCGAGGGGGGCGTAAATTACGCTGCTGTAACCCGCACTGCTGAAGTTCCTATAGAACAGTTTACGGGGCAAGTGTTTGTGCGCGTTCGTGGGCGTCAACTGGCTATAAAAGTGGCATCAACTGATCTTGGTGTTTCGTGGCAGCTTGGCACTCCGCGTATAGATATTCGTCAAGACGGGAGACGTTGACTTGAGCCGTAGCTTCATCAACCAGTCAGCACCGCCAGCCCTGCCGCTAGCACGAGATGAGTATGACCGCGCATACCAAGACCAGCTTAGCAATGTGCTAAGAATTTATTTTGTGCAAGTAAACGCTGCGCTTAACTTGTTGCAGGCGCCCCCTGTGTACTTAGTGGCAGATTTACCAAGCCCCGTTGATGTAGGCGTAGGTGCAAAATCATTCGTAACCAATGCAAGCGGCCCTACATTTGGCAATATTGTTGTAGGTGGTGGGGTGGTTAAAGTACCTGTGTATTCAGACGGAACCAATTGGAGAGTGGGATGAAGCCGCGCCACGTTAACAGTAAACAGCACATGCTATCCAACAACGACATCTTGTTAGTGGCTGCTTGGGATCACCCAGATTCGGCAAAAGAACATTACAAACAAGCAGGAAGCCCAGAGCAAATTACGCCGCAGATGCTGCTTTTTACGATTTTTAGCAAGCTGTTTGCGCAGCCTAACGTAATTAGATTGAGAGAAGGCAACACTCTGTTCACCATAACGGCAGGTGAAAAAGGCGCTATGTTTATGATGTTTGACGCTGACACACCTAACAACACGATTAACAACATGACCGTAACTTGTGAAGCTGCTCGTAAGATGGGGTTTAAAAAACTTATTGCCCCAGTAGAAAATGACATGGTAAAAAAGATGTCGCGTAGAGCGTTTGGAAGAAGCAAAAAAGCTGGCGATAGCTACAGCGTTAAAGGTGATTTAGTCATAGTGGAGTTTGGTAATGTCTAACAGTGGCATTCCAGTCGTTAAGGATATTGCCCGTGCTGGCGGTAACGCCATAGAAGGCACCTTAAAAGTTGTAGAAAACGTTGTTAAAAACCCTCTGCCCGTCGTTACGATGGTGGCAGCAACTTGGGCGCTTGGCCCTTCCGGGCTTGCTCTAACAAGTTCAACAGCTACGGCGGCTGCATTAGCTTCTGGGGCTATTGCTGCATCTCAAGGAAAGAATATAGGGGATATCGCTAAGAGCGCTTTGCTCGCTTACGGCGGTGCCGAGTTTGCAAAATTCACAGGGGCTGGGGATTTTACGGCCTCAATTGGAAACAGCATTGGTGGTACTACAGGTTCAGCAGTTGCATCGGGATTAAATAACGCCTTTTTTAACTCTAGCGTAGCTGCTCTTGGTGGTAAGAATGTAGGTGAAGCGTTCGGTGCAGGTTTTCTAGGTGGCGCTGCTGGTGCTGTTGCTGGTTCTGCTATGAGTTCCGAAACGGGGCAAAGCGTCTTTGGAGATATAAAAAGTGCATTTGGCTTAAACGATAGCCAGATGAAATACATCCAAGGCGGTGCTACCGCTATGGGTACAGCCGCTATTTCTGGTCAAGACCCGCAAGTCGCACTCACTAACTACGTAGCTCAGAACATTGCTAACGTAGGAAAGACGGAAATTGGCAAACAATTTACTTCTGCTAAAAACTACTTTGTAAAATCATACGACGAATGGGAAACTGCTAAGGCAGATCAGAAATACATTATTGAGCGAAGAAACGCTTTGTATGAGGAAGCAAAACCAGTAGCAGACCAGTACACAGCCTTAAAACCCCAATACGACGACGTTGTAAGTAAATTAAAAGCTGACAATGACTACATCCAAAAAAACCGTGGCGGGTACGACGCTGCGATGGCGGCGTATGAGAGTGATAAAAGTGATGAAAATATAGACCGCGTAAACGCTGAAATTGAAAAATTAAAACCTTACACGGACAGTTTTGATAAGAACAAAGCTGCTTATGAAAAGCTTGATGCCCAAGTAAAAGATCTAAATACGAGGTTGACAGACTACAGCATAAGGCTCAATGGGTTTGATAGCGACATCCAGTCAAGCAACGACAAAATTACGCAGTTATCAGACACGTTTGCTGATGCTGCAACAAAATACGAAGGTGCCTCTAAACAAGTTGGTAAAAGCTTGGTGGAGATGGCTGAGGCTGACATTAGGATCGGTGCAGAAGAACTTGCCATACAGAACGAGCGCCGTGGAAGGGTTCAAGTGCCTGCGCCGCCAGTTGAGCCGCCTGTAGCTACAGAAGAACCGCCATCAGGACTGCATCTTGCTGCTGGGCCGTCAGACACCGTATCAGACGCAGGTAATGGGTACAAAGTAGAAGTGGGCGGTGCCCCTATTTACGCTGAGAGTCCTAACGCAGATAAAGTGAGGGTTCCTTTTGGCTATGACTTGATGCCCAGCCAATTAAACGAAACAGGAAAACGACCCAGCGGGGCTTATTACGACGAGCTATTAAACGCATGGTTAATGCCCAACACCGCTGCGGCGGATTTGCAAGCTCAGTTAATGGGTAATGGTAGTGGGCAAACCGAACCGCCTACAGGTGCTGTAGTCAACCAAGATGATTTTGACTTTGGGGTTAATCAGGGCGCTGTTGATAAGGTTTCTGACAATGAGTTTTATGATTCTATAGGGATCAAGCCGGATACGGTTAAAGATACAGCACCAGCTTCTAATGATGTGGTAGACCAGCTAGTAAATTCCGGTGTGCAAGAAACTCCTCCTACGCTTGAGGACATAGCTACTATAGGTGGTCAGCCCGTGACGGTTAGCCCCGGCGAAGAGGTAATTCCAGAACTGGAAGATACAACTCCCGTATATACAGAACCTACTTGGACTCCACCTACAGGGCTCCCCCCTGCAAATACACCGACTGGGATTGATAACGAAGGGGCTGATTTGGGGGGTGGCACGGAATTTAATCGTGACCAATTCTATAGAGACATAGGTATTGATCCAGCTTCCATGAAAGACGAACCACCTATGTCTCAGGAAGATATAGATGCGATCATTCGGGGGGAAAACGTACCTGTTCATACAGCTAATGGGACGGTAAACATATCTGGCGGGAAAGTGGTTATTCCAAAACCGGTTGCGCCTGCGCCTGCGCCTAAACCAGCTACCCCTGCCCCTACCCCTGCCCCTGCTCCTACCCCTAAACCTACAGCACCCACGCCGACACAGCAAGCTAATCAATCCAGCATGCTAAATCTATTGAGCCTTTTGGATCAACAACCGCAACAGCAGCAAACGCCTGTACAAGACCCATATGCCAAGATAAAATCATTCCAAGGCGATTTATTTGGCGGGGACATTAGCACCGACTTTGTAAGTGCTGCTACCGGCGGGTCTGTTGATGACCTGCTAAGACTATTGAGGAGCTAAAAATGAGTGATTTTGACGTATTTACACCCGACAACGATCCATATGGAATTTTTGCGCAAAACAACATTAGTAGCAGCGGTAGTAATGGTGGTGGCGATAGTGGCGTAACAGTGCCAGATTACTCAAATGACTTAGCTCCGGGGATGGGGAACGTAGCATCTAAACCGCTTGCTTTTGACGATCCAGCAAATTACGGTGGACTTGACAGTGACTGGGAACCCGTAAAGTTACCAGATGGTTCTACTATTTACAAAGCAAATGGTTCTTACATCGACGCTGCTGGAAAGCCGGTATCCGCTACGGGGCAGCCCGTTGTAGTTGGCGCGAACAACCCCATCACCCAGTTGCTCAACAGCACTCTAGGTACAAAGCTCACTGATAAACAGTTTACCGCGATGGGTCTTGGCGCTGGAACTATTGCCGGACTACTGGGGGCAATGAACCCAACCCGCAACCCCGTTGGCTTTCAAGGCAGCGTGGACATGTCGAGACAAGCGGTGCGTCAGCAAATACCTCAATCAGCGACGCCTAGAGAATATGGCGGGCCTGCTATGGGCCGTAGGTACTTTACCGATACCCAATACACCAACCCCGCTGGTCTTGCCGCTGCGCAAGCCAACGCCGCTCAACAAGCGCAAAATATTGCTGCTCAACAAGCTGAACCAGTACGTGCAGCGCAAGGAGGACTCATGGGAGCAGCTAAAGGACGTTATCTACGTGGTGAAACAGACGGCATGTCTGATGAAATTCGCACAACCATTGATAACTCACAACCCGCTGCGCTTAGCCACGGCGAGTTCATAATTCCGGCTGACGTGGTTTCTCACTTGGGTAACGGCAACTCCGATGCAGGTGCTAAAAAGCTCAAAGAGATGATGTCTAGGATCAGAAAAGCCCGTACTGGCACTACCAAGCAGGGCAAAGAAATCGACCCTAATAAGTTTATGCCCGGTGGGCTGGCTTCTAAACAATATGCTGAAGGCGGCGCAGTGCAGAGATTTGCCACCGGCGGGTTACCGTCTACCGCCCCTTCAGGTACAGCGCTTTCCTCTGGACTTACTGGTACAGAATCTAATTTGTCCAACTGGGCGGGGCCATACGTCACAGGCATGCTAAGCCAAGGTCAGGCTTTGGCTAATTCCCCCTATCAAGCTTATAGTGGCCCTTTAACTGCTGGTACTTCCCCGCTACAGCAGCAGGCATTCCAAGGCGCGTCGAATTTATCTACCCCAACTAACATGGGTGGATTTAACGCGCAGTCGTTTACTGGAGAGGGTACGGCACAACAGTACATGAACCCGTACTTGAAGATGGCGCTTGACCCACAGATGGCGGAACTACAGCGTCAGAATGATATTGCTAACACAAAAACCAACTCACAGTTCACCCAAGCTGGTGCTTTTGGTGGGGGTCGTCAGGCTGTGGCAAACGCTGAAAACCAGCGCAACATGCTCCAGCAGATGAACTCTACGCTGGGTCAAGGCTACGCCAATGCCTACGATAAGGCTGCGCAGCAGTTCAACACTGAGCAACAAGCGAATCAACAAGCGCAGGCCCTTACTAATAGATACGGTCTTGACGTGCTTGGGCAGCAAGCCGGATTGGGTCAAGTTCAGCGCGGTGCGGAGCAAGAAGCGGTTGCCGCAGACAAAGCACAGTTTGAGGAAGAACGCGCTAACCCATACAAGATGGTGCAGTTTCAGCAATCGCTGTTACAGGGCTTGCCATTGGCAGCGCAAAATTACAATGTGGCACAACCTAGTTTGCTCCAACAAGCTGCTGGGGGTACAAGTGGATTAGCTACACTTTTAGGTAATTTTGGATACACCCTTCCCGGGGCATAATAAGCCAATAAGGAAACATCATGCAAATACCTGCTGGCCCCAACCAAGTTGCTCAAGCCTATCAAGGCAATCCTGCTGCATTGCAGGCTAACATTCAAAAAGACCAACAGCAGAAACCAAATCTTGGGCCTGACCTTGTTAAGTTGCTTGCACTTGGCACAGTGACTAGCGAGAAAGATAACGCTTCTAAAGCCCAAGCATTGCAGCAGCTACAGGGCTTAATGGCCCAAAGTCCTACGGGTAAACCCCCAACTGTTTTTGAACAGATACAGCGCAAAGCTGCGCAAATGACTATGGGGCTAGGCCAAGCAGCGCAACCCCAACAAGAAGCGCAAGGCCTGCCAGCAGCCCTGCAAGAACAGGGACAAGAGCAAGAGCAGCCTGAACAAGCACAGGGTATTGACCAACTTCCCGCTGACTTTGAATTTGCTGGCGGCGGTATTGTGGCGTTTAGTGGCGGTGGAGGAACTTTAGAGGAACTTGAAAAACAAGGTATTGACAAACTTAGACCATTAGCTGACAAATATAAACAAGAAGAAGCTCAATTTTTGGCCGCAGCGCAATCTGGAGATTCGCAGGCTATTAAGACGTATATGGACGCCAAAGAAGCAACTAGGCAGAGTCTGGAGTCACAAGTCGGGAAACAATTTGGTAACGCTGCATCTAAGGTTATGCAAACTTTGTTTGCTCCTGCCACATCTGCAAAGACTCCAGATACAGCTTTGGCTCCTACCCCTGCTGCTGCGACTCCACCTGCCCCTGCTGCTGCGACTCCACCTAAACTTAGTGGTGGAATTACGGAGTCTCCACTTGTAAAAACTTCTGCTCCCACTGCGCCTACTGCGCCACAAAAGCGAGTTAACGGACTTACAGAGGAAGAGCATATTGCGGAAGCCCGCGAACTAGCGAAAAAAGCAGACTATAACTACACCCCGGAAGCAGAAAAAAGATTGCGTAGTGCTTTTAACAGTTCACCTGCCGATTCAGCTAAACCCGCCGCGCCTGTTGCCACTAAACCTGCTCCAGTCGCAAATGCTCCCACTGTGCCTAAACCTGCTGCCGCTGCCGCTGTGCCACAACAAGGCATTAAACAGCAACAAGCCACAGAACCAGTAGACCCGATGGAAGCTTCTATCCGCAAAAGCATTACGGATACTCTGGCTGAAAATCCTGATGACGTATACAAAAAAGCCGCTGAGCGCAATAGCAAGTTAGTGGGTTTGGATGATCTACTAAAGGAAAAAGAAGGTCGTATTGCATCCACTGAAGCGTTGTTGAAAAAGCAGCAAGCTGGACGTTTACCTTTATGGGTTACACAATTGCAAGAATTCAGCGCCGCTAATCCAAGGGCGGGTCTTGGCGCACAATTAGGCGCATCAGGTGCAGGTGCGGCAAAGGCGCGTGCGGGATATGAAGCTGAAGACCGGGCATATAACGCAGAAATTAATAAGCTTAGAGACTCTGTACTGCAAGCCAAGATTGAAGGGCGGTACAAAGATGCTGCTGCTGGTGAAAACGCAATCAAAGACCTTACCGCTAACCGTCGTCAAGCAGAGTCTTCAGGTACATCACTGCTTAATACCCAAGCAACTGTTAAGTCCACTGCTGAGAGTAAACGCCAGCATG